TCAGTAAAGGTGCGCGTCGGCTGCGTCGATGTCTGCGATATAGGCGTCCAACTGGGCAGCAGCCGGCTTGGCTAGCGCCCTAAACTGCCCCTTTAGCCTGATGACAGCGTTCATAAAGACCTTGAGGTTCGATGCCACCATGCCACCGGAGATGCCTTCCTCGCATACGTTGTTAAGGATAGCGACATACTCGTCGAGCTTTTGCTCGACAGCCTCGCCATAAGCCACAAAGCTAGCCGACAGGCTAGCGCACTCGTCATCAGCGACGACCAGGTTGCTGAGTATGCCCCCGCCGCCTCCAGAAACGTTTGCCATCATCTGCCTCCTATTCGCATAAGCATTCAATTGCCAAGCAGCTGCGACACGGCTGCCAGTTGGGCGTAAGTCGTCCTCAGCTCGCTCTTCCGCTGAGCAAGCTCCTGGCTCAGGGTATCTGCCCTTGATTTAAGCCTTGCCTCGATGTCAGCCAGCTCTTCCTCTGCCCTGTTACGGATTCTCCCTTTCAGCACCTCGTTCAAGTCGTTGCTGTACTTGAACGACACTTTGATGTTTTCCACCTTCGCAATCTCGGCATCGTGAAGGCTGTTCATCACGTCTCCGAAAAACGACAGTGTTGCATCTCTATGCTCAGTCATTGCTCTCTGCAAAAGCTCCAGTTCCTTGCTTATATCGTTTATTTCGCCATCGAGCCGCTCGATCTTCTTGCTTAGGCGTTTGATCTCTTCTTTTGCCTCATCATCCAATTGAACGTTCGCAGCCATCTCTTCCCTCTCTATGTCGGTTTTCCCTTCAGGTATATTAATGTCATGCTCCAAGGATGTAAAGAAAACTGATGTATGTATATAGAATATGCAAGATTTATACAGAGTTAACTATGCACTAATGTGCTACAGTACACGCCAACCAGGTCGTCCGGTCTCTATCATATGCTTATGGGACCGAGGACTGACCCTTGCCCACGGCAGCCAACGGCTACTACGCGCTCAACATGTTGGGAGAACCTGACCATGGATACGTTGGCTAAATCCTGCCTCAAACCCATCATAACCATGTGGATAAGCCCTTGACAAACCTGTCCCTGTAGTCCGCGAGCTTGACGGGGAGTCATACCTCCCCGCCCTGTTCGCCTGTTTATCAGCTATAGCTTTAACCCCGATGATCAGGAGCTGAGTAGCGGAGCAACCATAACATGGATTGTTACCAATGCAGCAGTCTAACTGTAACCAGTGTCGCTGTTTTAAATTAACATTGACTTGCGAGAACAAACAACCCATAGAAATCTCATGCAATGCAAATCAGCTCAAACCATCGAGTGGCAGAATCTGACTCATAGTCGCACTGCCTCTGCTGCTAATCTCAAGCTCAACAGCAATAGATGAATCAACCATATTACCAGAAGCACCTGTGACAACTGCATACCTGACACGAAAACCATCGACAGCAGCATAAGTGGTCTCGTCGTGCATCCCTTTCACTTAATGCTACCTTAACTTCGGAACACACGATTGTGAGGAGGCTACATTTGTCTCAGAAGGGTCACAATTTCTCATCTTCATGTGACATGAAATGGCTTTTGCTGACATGGCACTTATTTTGCTTACACCCGAAAAGCTCCAGGGTGATCGTAGAACAACTTGTTTAATCTGGGATAATAAGATACTGGTACTTAGTTGATCAAGAGCGGTTATGAACAAGAGAAATGTAGCGAATGCAACAGTAATTGTTTGAATGCCTTCATTGCATGATAATCGACATTGAGATGGTCAGGTATAAGGAGATGTGCTAATGCCGTCGTTAGAATGGATCGGAAAAGAAAAGGTCATAAACCATCATCTTGATGTTCCATTCAGGATTCTTGACCATCAGTACCATTATGGACAAGAGAACAGCGGCAACAAAATCATTCATGGAGACAACCTTGAAGCGCTTAAGGCTTTGTTACCTGAATATGAAGGTAGAATTGACTGCATCTACATTGATCCACCATACAACACAGGTAATGAGGGCTGGGTTTATAACGACAGTGTAAATGACCCAAAAATGATGAATTGGCTTGGCAAAGTCGTAGGAAGTGAAGGTGAAGACCTTACGCGCCATGACAAATGGTTGTGCATGATGTACCCACGTTTAAAACTACTTCAGAGATTGCTTTCCAACGAAGGATCGATTTTTATTAGTATCGGGGACGATGAAATCGCAAGCTTAAAACTCATATGTAATGAAGTTTTTGGATCCAACAATTTTGTCGACACAGTGGTATGGCAAAAAATCTATACCATTAAAAACTCAGCTCAGTATTTCTCTGGTATGCATGACTACATATTAGTCTACGCAAAGAATAAAGCATCTTTTAAAAGAAACCTTCTTCCGCGCACTGATGATTTAGATGCAACTTATACAAACCCTGACAATGACCCACGTGGTCCATGGACAACAAATGCTGTACAGGCAAGAAACTTTAATGGACAGGGTACATACGAGATTGTTTCGCCTAATGGGAAAGTATTCTTGCCGCCCACTGGCACCTATTGGAGAACATCACTTGCAACTTTTCAAGAGCTCGACAAAGATAATCGAATATGGTGGGGAAAGAATGGTAACAGCGTACCCAGAATCAAGAAATTTCTTTCTGAGGCAAAACAAGGTGTTGTTCCAACAACCCTTTGGTTGCACTCTGAAGCTGGACAGAATGCAGATGCAAAAATCGAGGTACGATCGGTGCTTCAGGATACATCAGGAACTTTTGACACGCCAAAGCCAACGCGCTTGATAGAGCGCGTGCTTCAAATCGCTAGTGACTCAGAAGCTCTTATCCTCGACTCTTTCGCTGGCTCCGGCACCACTGCCCATGCCGTCCTTAACATGAACAAAAGCGACGGCGGTAACCGTAGATTCATACTTGTCGAGATGGAAGACTACGCCGAAACCATTACAGCCGAGCGAGTGAGACGTGTTATTAGCGGTTATGGTGAGACGGAGGGCACAGGTAGCGGCTTTGATTACTACGAACTTGGAGACACACTACTCATAGACAACCAACTCCTTAACACAGATGTGCCCAAAGATATAATTCGATCATATGTCTGGTATATGGAGACTCACCAACCCAAGCCACAATCATTAATAAGTCACACCGACAATACCTACTTTCTAGGTGAACACGACGGTACAGCATATTACTTCATATATGAGAAGGAGGCGGTCACGACACTTGACACCTCGTTCTTGTCAACCATATCCACGAAGTCGGATAACTACATTGTCTATGCCGACCAGTGCACAATTAATGACAATGACTTACGCCGTTATGGAATCACTTTCAAGAAGATCCCACGAGATATCAAGAAGCTGTGAGGGGCGATATGGAACTCAAGAAATACCAGCGTTCTGTGATTGACGATCTAGTCGGCTACCTCAAGGCTTTACAGGACACAGACGGGATAACGACAGCTTATGAGAGCTACTGGAACAGCAAGGGCTTTGTTGTTGGCTTTAACGGGATAAAACCTTATCAAAACAACATTGACGGCGTGCCCAACATCTGTGTCAAGGTCCCAACCGGAGGTGGGAAGACCTTCATTGCCACATGTGCCCTCAAGCCTATCTTTGACTCATTGCCGCACACAAAAAGCAAAGCGGTAGTGTGGCTTGTTCCTTCAGATGCAATACTCGAGCAGACTCTTAGGGCGCTCAGTGATTCTGGGCATCCCTATAGGCAGCGATTGGACTCAGACTTCGGGCATCGTGTAGAGGTTTACTCGAAGCAGCAGCTACTGACCGGTCAGAACTTCAACCCTTCGACTGTAGTCGAGCAGCTGTCCGTTTTCGTGCTTTCCTATGACTCGTTCCGCACTAGAACAAAAGACGGACGAAAAGCCTATCAGGAAAACGGGAACCTTGCCCTGTTTGCCAAGTTCTTCAACGACCCTTCCATCCTTCTTGCCGATACCGATGAGACAGCATTGATTCAAGTCATCCGCTATCTGAACCCAGTCACAATCGTTGACGAGAGCCATCATGCTACAACTGTGTTGTCGAAGGAGATGTTGACGAACTTCAACCCGAGCTTCGTCCTTGACCTTACTGCCACGCCAAAGGATGACAGCAACATCATCTCGTATGTAGATGCCGTGCAGCTCAAAGCCGAGAACATGATCAAGCTTCCAGTCATTGTCTACAACAGGCGAAACCATCATGATGTTTTAGCGGATGCAATCACGATTCAAGAAAGGCTCGAAAACCAGGCAAAAAGAGAGCATGAAAACGGCGGCAACTATATCCGTCCCATCGTCTTGCTTCAAGCTCAGCCTAGAAACAACCAGGACTCAGCCACCTTCGACAAGCTGAGGGATGCCCTCATCGACTGCGGCATCCCATCTGATCAGATTGCAATTAAGACTGCGGATAAGAACGAGATCGGTGGGATCGACTTGCTGTCTGAGACTTGCCCTATTCGATACATCATCACCGTCAATGCCCTCAAGGAAGGCTGGGACTGCCCCTTTGCCTATGTGCTCGCCACCATTGCCAATCGATCCTCGACTGTGGATGTCGAGCAGATTGTTGGACGGATACTCAGGCTGCCTTACACACGAAAGAACAAGGCGAGGGTGTTAAATATCTCCTACGTTATTACTTCATCTGATAACTTCCATGAGACTCTTGAGCAAGTTGTTGCCGGGCTCAACTACGCTGGGTTCAGCGACAAAGACTATAGGGTTGGCATTGTAGACGAGCCTATTGATGACCCAGAAACAGCGGCGGTGGCTGTTCAGCTGGCAATGCCTGAAGAACAAGAGGGCGATAGTCCGCCAAATATTGATTCGAACTTGATTGCTACTGCGCTAGCCCAAAAAAGCCAAGTTGATGATGCTCGACTTGATGAGCTTGATGCCATGCTGGAAAGTGCTGTCGAGCAGGCAGAGAGTTATGAGTTGACTGTCGAGACGGTCTTATCCTCCAATGAAGAGGTCGTGCCGAACGAATTGAGGCAAAAAGTGACTTATTACTATATCAACCCTGAGTTTGCTGATGAGATTGTCGATGTTCAACTGCCTCAATTCGTCATAGACTCCGAGCCTTCGATTTTTTCTGAAGAAGAGACAGAGCTGCTTACTCCTGACCGGTTGTCTGAAGGATTCAGGCTTATCGACAAGGATATTGTCATTGACTTCACAACCCTTGAGGCAGAGATTGCTCGTGTTGACATTGACGGCTCAAAGGACGCAATCCCAAAGGCATGGAAGCTCTCCAGCTCTGACAATGAGTTTTTCAGAAAGTGGTTTGAGTCGAAAGCACCAGAAAAACGCATTCAGGATTGCAAAGACATGATCGTGTCTCGACTGTCAAAAAACAATGCTGTAAATGATCGTGACTTGCGGGACTACGTTGAGCGCATCGTCACAGGTTTTTCTCCAGAACAACTCGATGATCTCCAGCAATCGCCGTATCCGTATGCGTTAAAGATCGAGCAAAAGGTGAACAGGTTGCTTACAGAACACCGAAAGAGCAATTTCGAACTTTGGCTTGAGCAAGGCAGGATAAGATGCGAGCCTCTCTATAGCTTCCCTTTGTCGATATCGCCTTTACAGGTTGTCACTACGCTTCCGAACTCTCTTTACACAGCAGAAGAAGAGATGAACGGATTGGAGCGAGACGTTGTCTGGGAGATTGCGAATCTGCCGAACATCAAATGGTGGCACAGGAATATCGCTCGGAAAGGCTTTTCGATAAACGGCTACGTCAATGCTTATCCAGACATCATCGCAATCACTTATTCGGGAAGGCTGCTCATGATCGAGCCAAAGGGAGACCACCTGGAGAACGAGGAGTCGCGACGCAAGGTGGAGATTGGGCGAGCATGGCAAAACGCAGCAGGCTCGCAGTACCGCTATTATATGGTGTTCCGTAATAAACGGCTTAATGTGGACGGGGCTTACCATTTCGATCGGTTCATGGAAATCATAAAGGGACTGAGCTAATGTGTGTTCATTGGTTTTATTGCCGCATGCTTGTGTCAAATTGCATGACTATATCATCGCTACTGATATAGTCAGGTTCTCGGTCACATAGGTAAAAGCTCTGTTATCTGCGTCTTCCATTTGATTTCAATTTGAGCGATACCCTTTTCAATTGATATGTATCGTTTGGAATACTCCTTGATTGCAGCCAGCCTCTTGGCAGCCGCCTTCAGCTCGTCGTAGTCGGTGTACTTCCTTGCCTCGCTGTGGCGGATCGACGCAGCAAAGGGATTGAAGGCCTCTTGGGTCGTGATCGGCTCGAAGCCGCCCTGCAGTCGCTCCCCAGGGTCCTGGGTCCCATCCACCTGTCCGGTGTCTAAAGCCATCTTGATTGGCTCCTTCCGTCCATAGACGTGTTATTCCGTGCCAGTTGGCACGTTTAAAAAAGAAATGAAAAAGCCGCCTGGTTGAGGCGGCTTGATGCCTTGGGTGCAAATGCAAGGCCAAAAGCCTGCATACTTGAGCCTATGGTGCTTGCGAGCTGCCAGTGCCCCAGCCTCTGTGTCAATCAGGTATCAGACCATAGTTCTGCTTGCATGGATGCTCGGACTATGGTATAAACGACTCAAGCACTCGTTTAGCCCACTATGGGTTTGTCGGGTGCTTAATCGTTAAACAAGGTGATTGTGCCGTTACACAACACAATGATATCAATACCAGGCTACATAGCCTTCGGTTTTAAACTCACCCTGTTCCTAAAACTCTTTGATCCGCCGCAATACATGACCTCGGTAATTAAACACTACATCGTCTTCTGACTTTTTTATAAGCACAGGCTCGTTCGTTTGAAGGTTGTAGGAAAGAGTACCATAATCAGCAGTCAGCCTTTCTGGCCAGTAGTTATATACTACTTCGATATCATTTATACTAACAAGTTTATACCAAACCATAAATCCTCTCCTTTACTTCAAATATGTTAATAATCAGTCAAAGCCCAATGAGATCATATAGTCGAGGTTCTCGAGGGCCTCGTCGGGGGTAGACATACGTATCTCGTTCTTCTCGGAGTCGACCAGGATGACTAAGGGATACCCAACGTATGACACCTCATCTTCATCAGCGGAATTGAGCANTGGCTCAAANACCTGGTAGCCCTTCCAGTCCGGCAGTTGTACAAAGCCTTTGTAGCCTTCCGACACGGCAAAGGCCAATATATCGTCTTCAGTCATCTTCATANCTTNTCCAGCATCCCGTTTGCCACACTGTAGTCGAACTCCTTGTCGTCGACCCTGATGATATAGACCGGCACCTGGTATTTTACACCATAGGTCGTGCCTTTGAGCTTTATCTCTTTTTGAAGCTCTGCTACATCGCTGTCCGTGTACACCTTGCCGATTTGCGGTTCGTACCAGAACAACGAGCCGTCTCCAAGCCTCTCTAGGCTTGTTATATGGCCGACGTTGGACTTCCCTTTCCATGTCCAGGCAATATGATACCGTCCAGCCTCAACAGTTGCCTCGTCAATGCTGTTTTTCAGGCTTTTAAGGTTTGGTGCAGTTATCCTTGTGTACTCCGCTGTCGATTGGGTATTCCTGTCGATCCACACGTTCTTCCAGGCATGCAGGCCTTCGCCTGCCGCTGCTGTCACGTCATAGCCCCTCAGCCTTGCCTCATAGGCTACGACGCACTTCTGGCAGTTGATGCGATACTCTTTTGGTCCATAAAGTGGGTTGACGTTGCCCCTGTTAGCCTCCTCGAAGCCCATTGGCCCACCCCGTGACACGCCGGCCAAGGTCTCTGTACCGCTTCCATGACTGCCTGCCCCACTCTCGTCATACATCCGGTAATAGCTCTCAGGCTTGTACCCCGGCCATGAGGGGTCGTCCCCGAAGCCGGGCACCACCATGCACCGGCAATGGTCGTGCGAGCCTGCACCGGCCGTCTCCTCGCTTGAATAGATAAAGCCGCGGCTGGCAAGCATTGCACAGTAGGCGCAAGTCGCAAGCCCAGCAGGCACCCGGGCGAACCGGGCGCGCCTTGTGTCCTTTTCCAAGGAGGCGTTCAGCCTTACCGTGTCACGGGCCTGGTTCAAGACATACCTGTCCAAAAGGGCCGCTATGTTGCTAAAGGCCGCCTCGTAGTCCCCGCTGTATAGCGGGGATAGCTGAGAGCCTACCGAGTGCCGTAAGGCCTCCTGACTGTGGTCGGGCAGAGTGGCGGTAAAGCCCTCGTCCGGGTAGGCCTCCTGCCGCAGCAGCTCGTAGAGCTCGGCTGCAAGCTCTGCCGCAAAGTCCCCATAGACAGCGACCAGGGCCTCGACGTCTGCCAGGGCCTGTCCATAGGCCAAAGAGGGGTCGGACAGGTCGTATGTGCCCCAAAGCGCCTCCAGGTCCCCTTGTGCCCAGGCCGAGACTGCCTCCAGCTCCAAGAGGTACTCGTCAGCTTGGGCCTGGCTCAGCATTGTCAAGCCTCTCTGCCAGGGAGGAGGCCGCCTGGGCGCGCCTGGTCTCCGACTTGATCCGGGCGATCTGCTCGGCGGTGTAGCCGAGCTCCTCCAGCGCCACCTCGGTGTCGCCTAGGCCCGTGACGACAGCCGCCTGTTTGACGATAGCGTCGGACTGGGAGACTACCGAGGGGTTGGCCGGGTTCTTGAACCTCGCCTCCATCGTCAGCTCGTTCGGGCTGAGGCCTGTAAGCGCCACCCCTCTCATCACCGCCAAGGCCATCAGGCCGATGTTGCGCAAGGCCACGCCGTTGGTGTCGTTTAGGTCCTGGGCGGCGATGATCAGATCCTCCCTTGCAGAGTGGATGGCCTCGGCGCTGGAGGGATTGTCCTGGATGATGCCCAGGCTCGATATCGGTATCCCCGTCTCGCCGGCGAACTGGGCGGCCAGCGAGCGCATGTAGTCCAGGTGGGGCTGCATCGTCATCTGCGGGAGCTGCCCGTAGGAAGGCACGTCCCCGTCCTCGTCCTTGCCGAAGAGCGCAAGCGACGTGATGTAGGTGGCCCACTTGTCCTTCTCGAAGGCGCTGTCGTCGGCCCCGAGCACGTAGCGCTGGGGCGTGGTGTAGAACTCTGCCGAGATCTCCGCCCTAAGAGAAGCCCTGACGGCGCTGTCGGTGATGCTGATGACCGCGTCGGTGATGCGGCTCTTGCCAAAGGGCCTGTCGATCGAGGGCTGGTTGCGGAGCGGCTCCATCAAGGGCCTGCCCATGATGTGGGCATGCCGGGCCGCCACGCCCCAGCTGTAAGGCCCGTCCCTGGCTATCTCTATGACGTCCTTGTCGGTAAAGAGGTTCAATGCGACAGGCTGCCCGGTCTGCTTGTCCACGTCCACGATAGTCATGCCAGCCTTTAGGCGGCGGCGCCGGAAGTCCCAGAGCGCAGATGCGTTCACCGCGGTGTAGGGCATGATGATCACCGGCGGCTCCCCTGCGCCGCCGTCCCCGGCGGTCACCGTGAAGAAGGAGACCGAGTTCGTAAGCTCGGACACCAAGGCCTCCTTGTAGGACTGCTTGAGCTCGTTGGCCTTCAGCACCTCCTCGAACTCGCTGCTTGCGCCCTGCCGGTCGGTGAAGGTGAAGCCGTTGAAGCGCGAGCGGGCGGCCAGCAGGTCGACTGCCTTGGCCGGCCAGCCGATCACGGTCTTGACCCTCCTCAGCCGAGGCGGGATGGCTATGCCTAGGTCGTTCAGGAGGTTCTTCTGGTTGTAGTACTCGTTCTTTACCTGGTTCCCGGCCAGCTTGTCGCGCCAGACCCCGGCCAGGTCGGCAAGCAGCTGCTGCTCGGCCTCGTCCAGGCCTTCCAGGTGCCTAAGCGAGGAGTCGGGCCATACAGGTAGCGCATTGTTGCTGCTCATCCTATCCTCTGCTTTCTCCTCGGGTCCCTTTTTGTGGTCATGACGCCCCATAAGGCCAGCGCGCAGGCCTCTACCGGGGTCACGTCGGCGCTGTTCAAGCCTGTGAAGCCCCAGCCCCCGTCTTTGCCTATCAGACGTTTGGCTGTGTTGTAGACTGCCTCGTTTAGGGCAGGCTGCCCGAAATGGGTCAGGCTGCCCTCCTCGACGGCGTTTATGAGCCTGGCCGAGGAGGCTATGGCCTCGGAGGGCTTTAAGGCATGTATGGCCTTGGCCGGCACCCTCTCCTCCCGGAGCCGGTCGACCAAGGCCTGGGCCCCGGCCTTCCCGTCGACCACGATCACAGACGGCCTGTCCTTCCGCTCCACCAGCCAGCGCACCAGCCACTCGATCGTCCTGGCCGACTGGTACTTGACCAGCTCTATGTGCGCCTTGCCCGCATCCGGCCTGACCGCCACCGCGAGGCTTACTATCGAGCCGTCGTAGTTGAAGCGCACCCCGTAGGCCAGCCTGCCCTCCGGCGAGGCGTCGACGGCCAGCCTGTCCCAGGCGGCCTTGTCTATCAGCCGCCTGGACTCGTCGCCTGTCGGCCACCAGCAGAGCCTTTGCCTGGCAAAGGTATCCGGCGCCATCGACTCCAGCTCGTCTTGGACGGTCGCCCCTTTGATCTGGCGGCCAAGGGACGGGTTGGCCGCCTCCCAGCGCCTGCGGTCGGTCACGTCCCCTAGGGACTCTACCGACCACTCGTGCCAGGCAAGCCTCCTCGACTTCCTCAGCCCCCGCTCGCGTATCCGCCTAAAGACCTCGCCAGGCGAGTCCACGTCGGGCGCGACCCCGCAATAGACGGCCTGGGGGTTGCCCCTCGGCGAGGCCGAAACGGTCGGCAGGAGGGCGGCGACCTGGGCGTCTGTCGCCTCCTGGGCCTCGTCTACGACCAAGAGGTCGATGGTAAACCCGAGCCCGGACGACCTTGTGCGGGCAATGAACTTGACCCTGCCCCCGTTCTTCAGCCTGATCTCCTCGCGCCCCAGTGCCCGCTTCGGCTTGCCTTGGAGCAGCTTGGCCAGGTCTGGGTGCTTGAATACCGCGTCAAGGGCCTCGAACGTCTCGGTGGCCGTCTTTTGCTGGTGTGCCGTGTAGGCGATGCGCTCGCCTAGGACGACCAGGCCGAACAAGGCCCGCATGCAGACCAAGGCCGTCTTGCCGTTCTGCCGCGGCACCAGCAGCCCGCAGCGGGACGCCGCCCACCTGCCTGACGCGTCGACGGCCAGCCAGGCCTCTATGACGGCTGCCTGCCAGGCATAGGGGGCAAAGGCGTAGGCCGTGAAGAGCATTATGGCCTCCTGCCCGTACGACCCGGCGCACGCCGGCTCATGGAAGGCCCTGGGCGCCTGGTCGCCCTTTAGCCGGCCCAGTGCCTTTTGGCGTGCCTGCACGGGCGCTGGCGGCGCCTCCATGGTGGAGGGTGATGACTTGCTCAACTACGGTCACTTCTCCTTCGGGCAGCAGGCCCTCCAGCTCGTCGATCTGTGCCAGGCAGTCCATGAGCTGTTTGGCCAAGGCTGCGATGTCGCGGCCCGAGCATGAGGCGTCGATGCACAAGGCCAGCTTGTCGCGAAGCCCTTTTAGGGCCTCAAGCCTGGTCTCGGCGTCCTTGATCGGCATGCTCTTCCTTTGCGGGTGGTGCTTGGGTGTGTAATTTCTCACTATGGCGACCGGGGGGCAGGAAGGCCCGGGGGAGGGGGTCCGCCCCCCGTACCTGATATATTGCTAGCCCCGCCTGGCTTGGCCCTGCCAGCCTCTTGCCGCCACGTCGGGAGGCTCACCAGTCCTGGGAGGTAGGCAAAGGAAAAGACCTTGCTTTTCTGGGCCTGGACTTATCTCCGGCGCGCTGGTTGCAGACACGATGTGTCAGCTGGACGTTCTCCATGTCGATCGGGCTTCCGCCTTTGGAGACTGGAACGATCTCGTCGACCTCTGCCGACATCGGGTGCGGAGTCCTCAGGCCCTTGTCGATGGGCTTGCCGCACAGGGCGCAGTGGGTCTCCCGGGCCAACAGGCGCCGCCTTACTTGGGCGCGCCTGGCCGGGTACCTGTACCGGGGGTTTGTCGACGGGGCCATGGAATCATGCCTCCCCCATGCTGTTCTTGTTGTAAAAGGTAGGTGGCAAAGAGGTTTTATACGACAGTACCGACACTGCTTCGCCAAGCTTATCATAACACAGCCGAACCGTGTATTTTTGTGTATTTTTGTGTATTTTTGTGTACTTTTGTGTACTTTTGTGTACTATTGCGTACTCTCCGGCCAAAGGGACGGCTCGACGGCCCTCCGCAAGAGCTGGTTGAAGGCGTTGCAGTGGCCCGTGCTGGCGTCGCCGTAGACCGCCGTGACGGCGTCGCTCCTGTCCATGCCTTGGTAGAAGTAGACGTCGACCGCCCACCGCTGCCGCTCTGTCAGGCGGCCGGTGTACGCGTCCAGCTGGCTGCGCTCCTCTGCCCTTTGGGCGGCAAGGCCGTCCAGCTCCCCTTCCAAGGCCAGCACCTCGTCGAGCAGGGCAGCCAGCCGGACGTCGTCCTCGCAGGACCGGCAGGGGCTGACCAGGGAGCCGCCGAAGTGGACGATGCCCTCGCGCTTGGCAGCCAGCACCCGCTGCCTGTAGGCGATATCCCTGACCAGGCTGCGATGGCTGTAGTACCTCTCGCTGAGCGTCATTTCAAAAACCTCCCTTGCGCCTTCGTAGGGACAGCAGGCAGCTACCCGCTGTCGTACCCGTCGCCCCCGCACAGGCACTCCAAGGGGGCCCCGTCCAAGAAGAACCCCGGAAGGTAGTCCGGCGTCACCGCATCGTCGTGGCTGTCCGGGAGCACACAGACCCAAAAGTCTGCGCCCCTTACCTTTTGGCACCACTTGCAATCCCGCACGGACGGGTAGCCGCGCTCGGCGAGCCACGCCTCCTTCTCCGTGTCGCCTTTGAAAAACTCCAGCACCTCGTCGCTCAACGGCATGCCTGGCCCCTTCCCGTGCCTCCTGCCTTGAGGCCTTTGAGGCCTACGAGGATACTGGGCGGCAAAGGCACCTCGACGCCTATAGGCTTCCACATGTGCAGGCAGTAAGGGTGGTTGTCGACGTACTTGGACTTCGGCGGGTGGTACTCCACCACACACTCCTCTTCGTCCCAGAACATGTCCTTGACAAGGCACATCTCCTCCCAGGTCGGGCACCTGGACGGCCTGGAGACGCTGACATGCTCCCAGCCGCTGCCCCAGCTGGCCACCACGGTGAGCCCGGGCAGCCTGTAGGCCGCGCCGTCGGCACCTTTTTCCTGAAGGTACCTGTCGAGGTGTGACAGGTCGTTTTTCATCACTCAGCTCCCTTCCGCGTCTTGAAGCCGACTAGTGGTCTGTCGGCATCCATATCGAAGAGCGTGAGGTATAGCTCTTTGGCCAAAACAGCTGCTGTGGCTAGAGTGTGGATATCAGCGCTATACAACTGCGCAGCGCTCTCGACAAATCTCAATACAAACTCGACTTGGGTCACTTCGTGGTCCATCACTCCACCCCCGCCAGAGCCTTTGCACGACGGACGAGGTCGACCTGTACAAGGTCATTTTTCATCGCCTACCTCCTCTAATGGGCATTCGGGCAGGCGCTTGCTAATGTCTTCGATATCTGGAAGGTCTGCAAGCGCACAGCATTCGAAATGGTCTGGAAACGCATTGAACGGGCACTCGTAACACCCGACAGGCATCCTCATGCCCTTGACAATCACAGCCCAGGACGATCGTTCTGCCCCAGGCACACGGATAAAGCCCCTTAAGGTCCGGGAAGGCAGTACCTTGAGGTCGTCATTGGCGCCCATGAAAAGATGCCCCTCCCCTTCAGGCCATTCCAACAAGGCTGTCGGGACCAACACGACCTCCTTGACCTTTGACATAACGCCGCTGCGGGTCACGTAGTCCCCAGCCTTGACCCCGCTGCCGTCGTCCAGCATGACCTTGGGCGGCTCAGGGCGAGTGATGTCGTCCCAGGCTGCTAGCGCCTCCTCCAACGAGTGCACGGGCAGCGTGCCGACGCCGCACCTTTTGCACCAGGTGTAAAAGACCGCAGGGGTGGAGCTGCCGTCGTACATCCGGCCCACCTCGTCCGTCCTGCCGCACACCGGGCACGGCTTGAATCCGTCAGCCATCTTTGGCCTCCTTTCGCCCTGCTGCAACAGGGCCAGGCACGCCAGGCGCTGGCCCTGCCCAGGCCTTGCCTGCCCACAGCCCTGTGGCAGGGTCGTACTCGATCAAGCCTTTTTCCATGAAGACGTCGACCACCAGCTGCCTGACCTCAGGGAGCGAGCAGAGGAAGTCTGCCACCTCGCTTGCGTAGACGCTGTACCCCTCCCCTGCCTTATGCCTCCGGGGAGGCATGTACCTGCCTGCCGAGGCCTCTGCCGCCTTCGTCAACCGTGACTTCCTTAGTGCCCTTTGTCGCATTTTCCTTTGTGCCATCCGCGCGCGCTCCTAAAGTTTATGTCGGAGGTGTAGTTACCGTCACCTCACACTCACTACTCAGAAGTGTGAGGTGTAAGTGTTAACTACACCTCACCTGAAAGGTGAGAGACTGCGGTACCCTTTTGCGGTACCGCAAACGTGGTTTTGCGGTACTGCGGTACCCTGCCGCAATGCTGTTTTGCGGTACTGCGGTACTGTTTTGCGGTACTGCCGCAGTACCGCATTTGCATAATGCGGTACCGCAAAGCGTAAACAATGCATATTCGGTGGTACCGCAATTCACTCAAAACCTCCTGCGGCACCACGAAGGGACGCCTTTTCGGCACCCTCGTCCTTACGTGTGATCACTGTGACAACCCCTGTCTTCGGGTCCCGCTCAAATGTCTTGACGACGTCTAGGTACCTGACAATCGTGTCTTTGCTACATCCTGCGGCCTCCGCCAAGCCTCCTGTGGTGACCTTCTCCGGGGGTACGCCCTGTGCCGTGAGCAACGTGTAGGCGTTGCCCAGGACGCGGGAGGCCTTCTGCTCGTAGGTCTCCTTAACCGTTGCCTTCTGGCCGTTCCTGTAAGCCTTGGCCCCGTCCTCGACGGCGTCCTTTAGGACGCCTGAGTCGTCCACCGAGTGCAGCGGCCAGTCGTACCAAGCCTCGAAGGGGGCAAGCTTCGGGAAGTCCCTTAAGGTGCCTTCCACCCGCCAGGCGCTAAGCGTCTCCATACAGGCCCCCTCAAGCCTGTCAAGCTCGACGATCAGGTTGTTTGCAGCCTCGGTCCCATGGCCTAGTATCTGGACCATGTCTGCCCTCAGGCGGTCTAGGGCCAGTAGGTCGTCGGGCCCTTTTAGGCTGTTCCGCCAGCCTGGGGCAGCCAGTCCGTCCATGGCCTTGGCCACCAGGGCACAGCCGAGCGTGTTGAAGCGTGCCTGCCTCATGGGCTCCGTCAGCTCGATCTCGTCCAAGGTCACCAGCGCGTCGGCGTCCCTGGAAAAGACAGAGGAGCCCGAGGCGCGGTTCATGGAGCTGGCGTAGGCGCTCGCTCCCTTGCTGTAGTGGTGGCAGTAGATGACGCTGACGCCTAGCCGGTCGACCAGGTAGTCCAAGGCCACGCAGAAGCGGCTGACGTCCTCGGAGGAGTTCTCGTCGCCGTGCAGGACCTTGTAGATAGGGTCGATGATGACGACCTTGCAGTCCGTAGACACTGCCTGCCTGACCAGCTTGGCGGTCAGGCGGTCCAGGTCGACCAGCTTGCCGCGCAGGTCCATGGAGTGGATGCGACGGGCGTTTATAGGCTCGATCCCCAAGGCACGGTAGATGTCCTGCATGCGCCTTTTGCGCGACTCCGCCTTCAACTCCAGGTTGACGTAGAGGACGTCTGTCTGCTGGCAGGAAAGCCCCAGCCAGTCCAGCCCCTCGGCAAAGGCCACGCAGAGCTGGAGCAGCGCAAATGACTTCCCCGCCTTGGACGGCCCGGCCAAGAGCAGCTTCTCGCCCTTGGCCAAGACGCCCTCGATCAGCACGTCGGGGTCGGCTACCGCCACGCCTGCCTCGTCGGCGAAGCTGACGGCGTCCGGGAGCCCGTCTGCCTGCTCGTCCCGCCAGGCCAGCCACTCCTCGTAGGTGGCCTTGCCGATGCCGGTGTCCACGATGTACTGCCAGCCCTCCCCGCGCCTTATGCCTGGCAGGCGCGAGAGGCGCGATGGGTTCTTGTTGGCGTTGTCGACCTCCAGGCCGTTGTCGGCGCAGGCCTTCATGACCGCCCTGACCCGCTCGGAGTACTCCCTGGCGTCCGTGGCGTCTATCCTGACCACGGCATGCAGCGACTTGCCGCCGCTGAAGACCAAGGCGGCGACGGGCAGCTCCAAGGCCCTTATCAGGCGGTTCTGGTCGTCGACGGGCAACGTGTCGGACTCGATCAGGCAGTAGCGGTAGTCGGAGACGTTCTCGTTCTTCACCCCCAGGCCGTCCATGGGGTTGATACGCACCCAGGCGCCGGCGGCCTCGTCATAGTCGCCTATCACCCTGCCGACGTCCCCGTCGCAGGCTAAGAGGCCCTCGATGACCTCTGCGGCCGTCTTGGTGTACAGGCCCCTGGAGGAGGGCAGGTGCCTCCCGTCCTTCTCGTAGGACTGTGTGACGATGTTTACCACGTCGTCAGACAAGAAGAGCGCCTCCAGGTAGCGGACCATGTCGCTGACCGGGCTGTAGCCCTGCCCTGGGCCTGCAAGGGGCTTCAAGCCCCCCATGGAGCCGAGGTCGGCCAGGAAGTACTGCCCGTCCGGCCCAGGGTCGCGGGTCAGTACAGGGGACCATTCGTCGGGGCCTGCCTGCCAGGCCGTACCGGCAAGGCCGCCCTGGCGGGCCAGGTGGACGATGGTGCCCCCGGTGACCGGGGAGGGCGAGCCGGCAAAGCCTGCCCACTTCTCGTAGCACTCGCCCTCGTGGTAGCGCTTGGCGTCCCGTCTTGACCACATGTCCCAGTCGGACGCAGCAAGGCCCTCGTAGTGCAGCGCCATCCCGACGCTTAGCCAGTCCTGATAGTCCAGGCCCCCCGGGTCGATGTAGTCCAAAAGCGCTATATAGTCCGTCCTAGGCCTGTCCATCCAAGCCCTCCCCGCCTGTCATCGTGTTCGCCTCTGCTACCGCCTCCGGGCTGCCGTACAGGCCGATCAGGCCCTGGTACATCTCGACCTGGGCCAGAGCCACGCCGAGGCCTAAAAGCAGCCCTGCGTCCCATACGTCCTGCCCTTTGTCCTTAAAGAGCGACAAGGTCGCGGCTCTGGTCTCTTCTATGGCCTGGGCCACTGTCTCCCTCGACTCGCCGTCATAGATCGCCATCGGCGTCCTCCAGATCATGTATCGGGCACCCTTCCGGACGCTTAAGCCTGCCCTTCTCCACAGTAGCCTCGCATCCTATACCGGGCTTTATCGAGCATTTGCGGCTGACGAAGGCCTTGTAGTCGCAGCCTCTGTCCAGCCTTACGAGCATGTAGCCTTTCGGCTCATAAAGTATGTAGCCTGTCGGCAAGTCGTTGCCGTGCGAGTCCTGCACGGGCCGTAATGTGGCTGACCGCTCAGAATAATCGGTCCGCCAGGGTCGCCTGTCGGTATCGTTCATATCGGTCTCCGATCACTCCCGTGCCATGGCCTTGGGCACGTAGCTGGCCGGGTCGATGCCGTCTGGCACCCTCCAGCCGTTGGTGCTGATGCGGCCGATCAGCCTGTTGGCTGCCTGGAAGCCCCAGTCCCCCACATGCACGAACCCCTTCCGTTCAAGCAGGCGGATCTGCTTCGGCGTTGCAAGCCCTGCCGCCTTGCGCGAGACCAGCTTGTCGATCAGCATCGAGGCGTAGCCTGCGTTCGGCACCTCGTCGGGGAAGATGCCCGCCTTCTCCAAGGCGGCAAGCTGGGCCTTGGAGGGCGGCGCCGTCTGCCAGGGGAACTCCGGCTCGTAGCCCAAGAGGTCCGACGACTGGATCGAGTAGGCGTATTGGACGGGGTCGACCAGCTGCCTCTGGCGCTGGCGCATCTCGTCAAGCCTCAAGGCCAGCCTCTCCTCGGCAGCCCTTACCATGTCGTCTGTGGCCGTGCTTACGGCCTCCTCCACATCGACGGGCATGCCTGCCGCCTCCAGGGCCGTCGTCGCCAGCCTGGCTGCTTCGGCGTCGTCGGTGACCAGGTGTGCCGGATGGCAGAGCTCATGGCGCTTGGAGTGCCATAGGAAGTCGAGTACCAGCAAGGCCTCCTTGCCCGGCGACACGCGCGTCCCCCGGCCTACCATCTGGGCATATAGGCTCCTTACCTTGGTAGGGCGGAGCACGACTATGCAGTCCACGTCGGGGCAGTCCCAGCCTTCGGTGAGCAACATCGAGTTGCATAGGACGTTCAGGCTACCCGAGGCGAAGCGCTGCAAGACGTCTGCCCTGTCCCGGCTCTCGCCGTTTACCTCGGCGCAGGCAAAGCCACGGGCGGCAAGCATCCCGGCGAACTTCTGGGATGTCTTTATCAGCGGCAGGAAGACCACCGTCTTCCTCCCTAGGCAGCCGGCAGCCACCATCTCCTCGGCGATGGCCTCCAGGTAGGGGTCGAGCGCCGTCCCCAGGTCGGAGGCCTTGAAGTCGCCTTGGGAGACAGAGACGCCGCTTAAGTCGATCTTTAAGGGTATGGTCTGGGCCTGTATCTTGCAAAGCCAGCCGTCCCTTACCGCGTCCAGCATGGAGTACTCGTAGGCCAGCGAGTCGTAGTACTGGCCCAGGTCGCGCCTGTCGCCCCGGTCGGCGGTGGCCGTGACGCCTAGCACCTTGGCCCCAGGGAAGTGGCCTAGTACCTTAAGGTAGCCCTCTGCCAGGGTGTGGTGCGCCTCGTCGACGACGATAAGGTCGAAGTAGTCGGGAGGGAAGGCTGAAAGCCTCCTGTCGCGCATCATCGTCTGCACCGAGCCCACACAGACCCGGTACCAGTCGTCGAAGGCCGACTGGCCGGCCTTCTCCACGTTGGCGCCGAGCCCTGTCACGGCCAGCAGCTTGTCTGCCGCCTGGTCTAGGAGCTCGCCTCTGTGGGCCAAGACCAAGGCCCTGCCGCCCTTGCGCACGACGTCTTCGATGACCTTGGCAAAGACCACTGTCTTGCCAGTGCCTGTGGGCAGGACCATCAGTGTCCTTCGCCTCCCGGCTGCCCACTCGTCATGAACCGCCTGCCTAGCCGCCTCCTGGTAGTCCCGGAGCTCCATCTAGAAGACCTCCGGGCCTTCCTTAGGCCTTAGGGCCCTGCCTGCGTAGTAGCCTGTGTGCTTCTGAGAGCCTGGTACGATAAAGGACTTGACGCTGTTCTGCGCCCCGTGCTGTTCGGACTGCTCGAGCTCCAGCTCCAACAGCCCCCCTTTGCCAGGCACGTCGTTCCAGTTGACCGTGACGGCCTCCCCCGGCCTTTTAAGCCCGATGGCCAAGAAGAACTGCGAGAGCTTCCACTCGGTGCTCTGGCTGATGACCAGGTAGCAGTAGACGGCCTGGTCGGGCCCGCTTGGGTTGGAGACGTCCAAGAGGAGCTTGACCATCGGCTTGCCGGTAGACGACCTGGTCCGCTCGAAGGAGCGGGCTGTAAACTCGTAGACCCCCGAGGGCAGGGCCTCCCGGTCGGAGGGGTCTTGGGTCAAAGTGACGTTGTACTCGTCCATCCTTTGCCCCCTTCCTAGATCCCGGCGTCGTCGTAGACGCTAAGGCGGGGGCTTACATCCGGGCGGACGTCTTCCTCGATGACCTTTAGGACCTGGTCCCACAAGGGCACCGCCCTGCCGGAGATGAAGTCCGGGTCGTAGTCGGCAAGCCTCATGCCCTTGGCCGCGTAGCCCTTCAGCTCGCAGGCCATGCAGAACTCCTCCTCCGTCACCCCGCTGGCCTCGAAAAGCTGGTAGAGCGGCCTTAGGTGCTCGGGCACGTCGGGCTCGTCGAACTCCAGCCAGACGTTGGCAGGGAGCGGGCCCTGGCCTGCCTCGTAGGGCGCAGGCCCGAAGGGGAGCGGCTCTTCTGGCCCCCCGTCGCCTTCTGCCTCTAGGGCAGGGGCAGGCATGACGGGGGCTGTATAGGCAGCCTGGCCGCCACGGACTGCGTCGGCGATCGAGCCAAAGCCCAGCTCCAGCTCGGACGGCAGCCCGTGGCGGTTCTTGGCGTCGTAGGCGGAGGTGTGCCCGGTATGTATCACGCGGTCTGTCCCGCCGTATGCCCTGGCCTTGCCGTCGGCGTCCTTTACCACCTGGGTCTTGTAGCCTATGAAAAGCACCATGTCGGCCCACTCTCTCAGCATGGCGGACACCTTCTTATAGAGCTTCAGCTCGTACCTGTCGTACGAGCCGGACTGGTCCGGCTCCTCGAACCGGCTTATCTGGGCATGGGCCACCACCACTGTGTGCAGGCCCTTCTCGCAGACGTCGGAAAGCAGGTTTATAAGCCTTCCGAAGTCCTCGGCCAGATAGGTGAAGCCGTGCCCGTAGCCGTAGTCCTCTATCCCGCTGGCCGGCTTCCCTTTCAACAGATGCGAAGCCAAGACGGCCTCCCGGCACAGCTCCTCTGCCCAGTCCGCAGTGTCTATGACCAGGGTGGCGACGTCCCGGGGCAGGGAGTCCCTGACCCACTTGACTTCTTCTAACAACATCTCCCAGGACGCCGGCCGTGGGAGCCTGGCCACGTCCAGGTGCGTCGTGCCGTCCTCTGTGTCGATGAACAGGGGTGACGGGAACTGGCTTGCAAGCGTCGACTTCCCGACGCCTTCCACCCCGTATATCAGCACCTTTTGGGCGCGTTCGATCTTTCCTTTTGTTATCTGCATCTCCATTTTAGAAGAACACCTCCATCCCAGCCTCGTCTCTGTCTTGGCTGCCTGGGTCAAAGCCGACGGCTGCCTCGGCAGTCCCGCCATAGCCGTCGGTGATTATGATCGAGCACTCGTCGCCGGTGCTGACACGCGTGCCGATGACTTGCAGGCCCTGGCCTGCCGCCCACTGGCCGAACTCGGCAAGCGTCTCTCGGTCCATCTGCTCCATCTTGTCTATCAGGACGAAGCCGCAATCGGGCTTCAAGGCGCCGACTATCGAAGTCGCCACCTTCAGCTGCTCGGTGCTTGAAAGGCCGTCCCAGGCAAAGCCCTCGTATGCAAGCTCGCCGTCTTTGACCGAAAGCCCCGGCAGGGGCAGGCCGGCGCCTTCCAGAAGCCCGGCCTGGGCGGCCCTTACGGCCTCGACCTCCCCGGTAAGCCTCATGTAGTCCGCCTTGTAGCCGTCGGCCTCCCCTTGGGCAAGCAGCTTGGCCTTGTTTGTCCGGACCTGGTTGTTTATGTCCTCGATCAGAGCCAGGCTGGCCTCGATCTCGGCAGTGGACTCGTCATGCAGCTCCCTTGCCGTCATCCTGGCTGTGATCAGCTCGTTGTTCAGCCTTATGGACTCGCCAAGCTTCTTCTCCTGGTCGGCCAAGACCAAGGCCAGACGCTCCTCGACGGCAGCGATCTCGGCGTCGAGCGCCGCCCTTCTGGCCTCCAGGGACACGACGTTGTCCCTAAGCCGCTGGTTCTCGCCGTTCTTGGCCAGGATCTCCTGCTGCTGCTGGATAAGCTCGCTTGCCGACACCGGCCCGGCAGGGGCGTCTGGGTAGTAGGGCATCTCGTCGGCTGCCGCCTGCTTGCTGTCCCGCATCCGCCCGACGGCCGTGCGCTCGTCGTAGAGCTCCCTTTCCTGCCTTTGCAGCTCGAAGAGCTCCTCGCCCACGCCGACCGCCTCTAACAGCGTCTGTGCCTTCTCCTTGGGGGTGGAGCGCATGAATCGCGGCAGGTCCAGTGCCAGCTCCTCGATGAGGCCGTCCAGCAGGGCCTGCCCGGCCTTGTTGCCGGCAGGGTCGATCACCTTCAGGTCGGAGTTCTTGCCGCTCCTCTCCACGACAAGGCCGTTGGAGAGCCCGACCTTGATGTGGGGCGGGGTGGCCGAGCCCACTCGGGCAGGGCTTGTCGGCCGCATCCTGTTCCCTCCGAGCGCCCAGGCGATGGCGTCTAGGACGGACGTCTTGCCCTGGCCGTTCCTGCCGCCGATGACGGTGAGGCCTGTCGGTGAGGGGACAAGGCTTACAGCCTTGACGCGTTTGACGTTCTCTATCTCGAAACTGGCAATAGTGACTGGTCTGTCCATCTGTGGTATCCTTTCGAAAGCTTGCGTTTAAAGGCAAGCGCCTAAAGCCGCCGCCCGCCCTTACCCATGGTATCTGGCGACGGCTTTGTTCCTGCTTACTTCCCTTTTACCTTGCCTGTCATGTAAAAAGCCTCGAGCTCCTCGTCAAGCGTCGTAGACACCGAAGGCATGCCCAAAAGGTGGGCTATGGCCTCGCGTGCAGGGCCTGCGTCCTCCATAAGGCCATTTAGGAGCCCCTCTACAGGTATGCCTTCGTCGACGACAAGCCGAAAGATGGTCATAAGGACGGCCACGAAGGTCAAGGCCATTTCGTCAATGCCCGCGCAGGCCCTTTCGAAATGGCTGACGGGGGCAGCAGCCTTTTTAGCCGCCTTGCCCTTGCCGTCCCCCGTCCAGGCCGTAAAGACCTCCTCAGCGGTCAGCGAGCCTTGCAAGCCGTCAGGGCCTGGCATCACGGACTCCAAGAGCCCCTTGTCGCTGCCCCTAGAGCCTAGCCCGAAATAGGTCTCCACCTTTTGGCCGGAAGGCGCCTTCCAGTAGACATAGGTGGCTATAAAGCCGGTGTTGGCCAGGCCGCCGTCGTCGTCAGAGTCCCTGACAAGTTCCTCTTCGAAGCCTATGTCTGCATCTTTGAGCATCCTTAAAAGGGACTCTATCTCNGCCTTGCCCTTGGCAACGGNCTCCTCGGTCATAGTGTCTATGGCCTCTATCCTGTCCTTGGGGCCGACGGCTATGGCACCGTCGNTAAACCGCCTGGTGGCGAGCTCGAACCCTGGGCCGAAGACGGCGCCCCTCGCCTCCATCTGGCGCTTGAAGGCAGCTATGGCCTCTGCGTCCGTCCTGTGGATGCTCGGATCGCCTACCAAGAGGCCTACCAGGGTATCGGCCTGGGGCCGCCTTGCCTGCCGCCCGGCCAAGCCGTTTAAGACAGGCAGTATGGCGTCGACGACCTGGGCTCCAAAGTAAACCTTGTCCTTTAGTATCTTCTCTACCGTCCCTTTGACATCCTTGTCGAGGCCTTCTGTGCCTTGCAGCTCCTCGGCCAGTACGACAGCCAGCGAGCCGAAGGCGGCTGCCAGGTGCTCGGTGTCGACTATCTGTTTTGTCAAGTCCATGTTGTCCATTACAAGTCCCTCCTTCTAGGTCCTTTTACCGGTGCCTTTAGCCCTATTGCCTCAAGCACCGCCCGCCCGAACCTTGCCAGTGCGCACTCCGCCTTCCTGCTGCTTCCTCGTCTTCGTTTGATGTACCTCCAGTCGACGTGTCCTGCTCTTAACTTGCTAGCCATATTGGATCGCCACCCGTATCTGGCAGCCGCTCCCGTAAGTGGTGCGTGGCAGCCTGACGGCCCTGGCGCTGTAGACGTACCTGTCGTCCTCCCAGGCAAGCCCGGTCAACGCGTCCATCACCAGCTTCAACAGGTTGTCGATGTCTGGCATGGAGATGTCGGGCTCCCCTATCCGCCGCTTGGGGGCCGACTTCGGGAGCTCCCGGCAAAAGGCGACGTCCAAGGCCACAGGGGCCTGTAGGGGTACCTGGTCGGTGGTCAGCGTCGAGACGGCGTCTAAGAAGCCCTCGGCCACGGCCTGTTCCGCGCTCCTCGTCTGCCTGGGGGTGTAGTAGCCTCCCCCGGCCTTGGCCCGGGCGCGCTCCTTGCCGGAGAGCCTAGGCACCTCGATCTCGAAGACGACCCTCGAGACCGTGAACGTCGCCTTTGTGGCCTGGCTGCTCATGGCCGCCTCCATCCCAAGGAGGCTATGCAGGCGCCCTTCTTTATCGGCTTTCTATGACCGGCCATGGGTGTGGGGCCTGCAAGGAGGGAGAAACCGAAGCTTGTAGCATGCTGCCGAGGGGCGGGCTGAAAAGCACACCGACAGCTAAGCCCACGACAAGGCCCCACATCCATGGCCGGTACATCCCCAAGCGCTGTTATGTTTGGACGTTTAGTCATTCTCTGGCTTCTGCCGCCTCTTGGAGACCTTCGGCAAAAGGTACTCGGTGCCGCGCAAGGGTGCATTGTCCCCATAACGCTCGTACGACCATTTGAGGTAGTCGCTCCATAAGACCTTTATCTGCTTTGCCCGCTGGTGTGTGGGAAAAGGGTCGTCGCTTCGAAGTATCTCCTGTAGCCATGCATACTGCACCTTTGCCTTCTCAGCCAACTCTGTCAGCGACAAAAGGGGGTTGTCCCATCCCATAGTCATCGCTACCCCGCTCTCTTCTTGTCGTTCAAAAGGCTTTCGATCGGCAGGTTGAAGAAGGCGCTCATGGCCTCCATCGCCTCCAGTGACGGCGTCTTCCTGCCCCTCTCCCAGTTTGCGACCGTGTTCCGGTGATAGCCCAGCTTTTCGGCCAAGGCGGTCTGGGTAAGCTTTCTCTTCTTCCGTTCCTCGATGATTTTGTCCAT